TTTGAAGTTGCCTCTGATTGGGGAATGATTAATACCTGCGGCAGTAGTTTGGTTGACCGTATTGATATTGAGTATCACCGTCTGGTTGAGATTTTTGGTCAACCCACCTATCTCGGTGACATCGATGGTAAGGTTCGTTGCGAGTGGATCATCGAGTTCTATGATGAGACGTATGACGAATACACCATCGCCACTATCTACGACTGGAAAGAAGATCCTTCTAAACCAGTTGAGTGGGTTCGCGATTGGCACGTTGGTGGTTTCCGTCGGCAAGCATATGACTGTGTCAATGATGCCCTGTTCGGGAGCGTATTATGCAACTGAGCGTTCTTCGCGAAGTCACTGAGTGGGAGGACAACACTTCCAATCACGACTACGTTCTGAACGAAGGCGGCAAGATGGTTGCCTATAGAAAGCGTGGCGAAAGCGAGTGGTTCATCCCTGCTAAACCCAGGATGTTCTCTAAGAGTCGTCGCCGTTTTAAAAAGTTAAACGAAACATTTGAGGGATAAGTTATGGCGAAAGCATGGCGAAAGAATAACGAGAAGGGACGGCGATTGGTCGCCCTTCAAAATTTGAAAAACTCTAAGTTCTTCGAGAAGAATGATCGCACTCAGGATGCGTGGCAAGCACGCAAAGATGCTGAAATCGCGATCCTGGAAAAGAGAGTTTAAATTGTTGGGGAGGTTCCAGAGCGGTCAAATGGATCAGACTGTAAATCTGACGCGAGAGCTTCGGTGGTTCGAATCCACCTCTCCCCACCAAAAATTTTTTAAAAAATGTATTTACTTTTCTATTTGTTTTCAGTAGAATTGTATTTGTAAGTTGAGAAACCCTTTGAGGAATTTGTTATGAGTCATGAAATTGAGTTTGTAAATGGTAAAGCACAAATGGCATACGCTGGTGAGTTGCCTTGGCACGGTCTCGGTACGCAGGTCGGCGACAATCTGACTCCGCGTGAGATCATGGTAGAAGCAGGTCTTGATTGGTCTGTAGAAAAGGAAGACGTGTTCTATGCGCGTAACGGCGAGATGGTACGTGCTCCCAAGCGACAGGCACTGATTCGTTCTTCTGATAATAAGTATCTGGACATCGTTAGCGATAACTGGATTCCTGTACAGAACGAGAAAGCATTTGAGTTTTTCGATGAGTACGTGAAGGCAGGTGGCATGTCTATGCATACTGCAGGATCGCTGAAGGACGGTCAGATTATCTGGGCATTGGCGAAGGTCAATGAGTCGTTCTCTTTATTCGGTGGTAAGGATGAGGTTGATTCCTACTTGCTACTGTCTAACCCACACAACTATGGTCGCGGTGTAGACGTTCGTTTCACCCCCATTCGTGTAGTGTGTAATAACACACTGTCAATGTCGCTCAACGGTAAAGCATCGTTGGGTATCTCACTGAATCACCGTTCAGAGTTTAATGCTGATAAAGTTAAACTCGCTCTGGACGAAGCATCCCAGAAGATGGACTCCTATCGCGAGATGGCGCAGTTCCTGACTGAGAAGCGATTCACACAGGATACTTTGTTTGAATACTTCAATCGAGTATTCCCCAAGACTACCAATCGCAAAGGTGCTACATCTTTCGACGAACTCATGAAGCAGTTTAAGAGAGGTGAAAAGGTTGTGTCTCGCAATGCTCAGCGAGCGTTGGAAGTTGTTGACACTCAACCAGGAGCAGAGTTTGGCGCTGGTTCATGGTGGTCAGCGTATAACGCTGTGACCTTTATGACGAATCACGAGATGGGTCATAACCCTGATACTCGTTTGCAGTCTGTATGGTATGGTACGAACAAGGATCGAAACATCGATGCACTTGGTCTTGCTGTTGAGTATGCCGAAGCGGCATAAGGTTTGGGAGGCACAGGTGCAGGGCAAGACCTGCACCCTCCCTGTTTTTTCGATATAAATATATCCCAAAGCACTAAGGAGTAAGTATAATGGGTGATTTAATTTCAAAAATCTGGGCAATGATCACTAGATTATTCCCAACAATTGACGTTGATGTCAGCAATAATTCTGTTGCTGTGAAGGTTATTCCTTCAAGGGCAGATTTAGAGAAGATGTCTAAGAAAGAAATTGATGCTCTTGCTTCAGCAGAGTACGGGATCAATCTTGATGGTCGCAAGACTAAAGCAAAAATGATTGATCAGTTGTTTGCTGAGTTGGATGCACAAGACTAATGGAAGAAGTAATTCGGGACAAGGTTCAGGCCTCCAACTATAAAAATTTCTTCGCAGAGATTGAACGGATTCGTGCTCATGATAATGTTGATTACATGGAAGCGATTATCAGTTACTGCGAGCAAAGGGATATAGAGGTAGAAATGGCTGCTAAATTTATTAATATGAATATAGCAATGAAATCAAAGATTCGCGAAGAAGCTGAAGATTTGAATTACTTGGAACGAATTGCTCGCCTTCCTATTTAAAAGGAAACTTTGTTATGGCTAATCATGTATCATCTTGTTTAAATTTCGTCACCATTTCCGAAGAAGGAAAAAAGGTTGTACGAGAAATCATTGAAACTATTCGTTCTCGCGACACCGATAAGTATTCCTCGCATCTAGGTTTTGCATTTACTGAAGAACTAGACACGATCGATCGCAATTTTATGTGCGAGCGCGTCGGTGCTAAATGGGCATATCTACATGACTCAAACGATGAATTTATGTCGTTTGAATCAGCGTGGTCGCCTGTTGAAGAATTCGTTGAGTCTGTAATCGCACAGGTTGCTGCAGTTGATGAGTCAGTTGTTGCGCGATATACATATGAAGACGAGATGCCAAACTTCATTGGCGTGCAAGTTTATAACAAGGATGGGTTATATGATGGCGAGGAGTTGGACAGCGAAGAGATGTTTGAGCATCTAACTCAAATCGCCCCAGAACTCAAGGAACAATACAGTGAAGATGAAGGATTCACTGATGTAGGATATGAAATCCTAAACGAGATTCAATGGGATTTCATTAGCGATTGGCAGTATAATCGATCGCAAGAAATGATGGACTTTGATGATTAAATCTCTTGACTTTGAAAGAGATTTATACTATACTATGATTTGTGATTATGAATAAAGTGAATAAACTGTTATACATTGTTAATAAATTGTTAATACATTGCTAATACAAGGAAACAAAATATGAACGATTTTGCACAACTTAAAAAGAACCGTCAGTCTCAATTCGATAAACTGACTCAAGCAGCAGAAAAACTCGGTAACAATCAGCAGAAGTCTGGGCGTGATGAGCGATTCTGGAAACCTGTCGTTGATAAAGCAGGTAATGGTTCTGCCATTATTCGCTTCCTCCCTGCTCCGCAGAACGAAGATGTACCATTCGTCCGATACTGGGATCATGGATTCCAAGGTCCAGGTGGTTGGTATATCGAGAAGTCTTTGACTTCAATTGGTAAGGATGACCCTGTTGGCGAGTACAACAGTAAACTCTGGAACTCTGGTAATGACGCTGATAAAGAGCAAGCACGAAAGCAGAAACGCCGACTGCATTATATCTCTAATATCTTTGTCATTAAGGATCCTGGTAATCCTGACAATGAAGGCAAAGTATTCTTGTATGAGTACGGCAAGAAAATCTTTGATATGATCAACGATGTGATGCATCCTCAGTTTGAAGACGAAGAAGCAGTCAATCCTTTTGACTTCTGGGAAGGTGCAAACTTCCGACTTCGTATTCGTAATGTTGAAGGATATCGCAACTATGATAAGTCTGCGTTCGACGAACCTTCTACGTTGCTTGATGATGATGAAGAGATGGAAAAGACCTGGAAACTACAGCATGGTCTTTCTGACTTTTTGAGTGAGAGTAACTTCCGCTCTTATGAAGAACTTTCGCAGAAACTTGCGAAGGTACTTGGCGAAAACAATCGTCAGACTTCAGCGACCGCTGAAGATGTGCCGGAGATTGAGTATACCGCTCCCGTAGCAGAAGCAACTTCTGCTCCTGCGGAACCAACTCCTACGTTTGAAGATGATGACGATTCGCTTGACTTCTTTAAGAAGTTAGCTGAGGACTAAACTCAGGTTCATTAAGTTTGTGCCCTGCTTCGGCGGGGCATTTTTTTATGACCTTGGATCCATTATACCTTGGAACCAACTATCCTTCGTCCTAATAGTTGGACCAGCACTCGCGCTTCTTGATTTAGAAACCATACCTAACGGCGCAGGTTTCATTTCAGCAGCAACTGGTGCTCTACTTGTTCTTTGCGGAATCGGTACTACAACAACACTATTTTCTGTTTGTGGTTGTGCTTTGTCTAGAATATTATTGGCAGTGGTCGCAGAAGTTGTGCCAGTGATATTTGCCTCTGACTGCGCTTCTGCTGTTGGTACTGCAGTTGCTTGCGAACTACGCATATCTCGTGTACTTTGTGGTGTTTCTGTTACTTCTGGTTCTGGTGTAAGTGCGTCTTCACCAAAGTATGCTTTAGAATCTTGATGCAATCCCTCCTGTACCGCGTGGTTGAAACTTCTTACTATCTCACCGTATGTTGTATTCTCAGGGATTCGAATGTTATTTTTTTGTAACCACCTTTGCATATCATGTGCAAAATCCAGAGGATCGTGCATTAATTCTTCTGCATCTACGCCCAACAATCTCGCTTTCTCAGCAACAAACATTTCCTCCTTTTTATATTCTGCATCGGTCACTTGTTTGTTGAGTTCAAGGAATTTTTCTTGCAGTTTTGGATCAGAGTATGCAGGGAATTGATAATCGCCCATACCCCAGTTACGAATAGATGTAGTGTCTGGTTCGCCGTGTTCTGCTTTGAATGCCGCAAGGTTACTTGATGTTCCTTTCACACGCAATTGACTTGCTTCAAAGTCCAATATGAAGTTTTCTCTTTCGATCGTCAAAGGTTCGCCCGACCCAGGAATTTCTTTTCCTCTCAACTCCGAAGGTCTATCAACGGAACCAACTTTCAATCCACCAACTTCTTCTACTGGTTGCGGTTTTACTTGTTCTTCCCTTGTGCTTATTTGTTTCTGTAGAACTTCTTTCGTCTCGTCGTCAATATCATCTTCAGCAACAATTGCT